CGCCGGCCCGACGAAAAGCCAAAAGCCGGGATTTCGTAATCGGTCATATCGGGGTTTCGGAAATTATACCCGACGGGGCGGCCGTTTATGTCGAGGCGCACGCCGTCGCGCCACAGGTAATTCGACGCGGTAAAGCCGAGCGGGTTTGTCACGGTCGATGTGTCAACGAGCTTTGCGCGCAGGCTGTAAATGTGATGGCGACGCGGCAAGGATTTGAGAACGGCAAACGCTTCGCCGTCGATAAGGCGGGTGAGCGCGACAAGGCCCGTCATTTCATGCCATGTCATTATCCCTTCGACGTCGCATTCCGTGCTTTCCGCGTACCGTTTCCAATTGCGTTCGGTGATTGTCTCCCACGCGCTTTTCTGCTCCGCTGTCCATCCAAGCGCGTCGGCGTCGATATTGGCATTGAGCGTAAAGCCCCGGCCTACGGAGTTGTAAAGGTGCGTATTGATTGCAGCGCGGCCGATTGCGTTATTGCGATAAAGCGAGCGCGAACGCTCAACCAAAACCGGGCGGTCGAGTAAAATCTCTTCGTCCGCTTTTCGCGCGCGTGACGTTGACCACCGGCGCGCCCACGCGCTAAAACGCTCTGCGCCCTGGTACGACTCCGACGATAGATGCAGAAAAAAACGCCCGATAGCGCGGGCAGGTTTTTTGTAAAACGTCATATTCTGGCCGTCCCGAATTTTACGCGGCGGGTCGTGCCGTTTGCGCGGTCAAGTTTGCCTTGCCAATACTCATAAAGCGTCAGCAGTTTTTCGACGTCCTGGTTTGTTTTGCTGCGTGACGTTCCGCCCATGTTCAGCGTGTATGATTGCGCGGAAAGGGCGGCCTCATAAGCCGCTTTTGCGTTGTCACGTTGCGTCGTGATTTCGGCCACTGTCACGCCTACCGGGTGAACGTGCCTTACACGCTGCGTCAATCACAAATCCAAACCCCGCGAAATGACGCGGCGCGGTGGCGGCCTGCGAATTTGCGGCGCACCTGGGGCGGGCCCGGCGGTTTGCTGCCGCGTGACCCGTGATTCTAAGACGTTCCATTCACTATCACGCAAACGGTCAAGGCCGAGAATGATTGAAAGCGCCCGGTTATACACCAAGAGGTCGAGCGCCTCGTTGCGTTCATAGTGTTTTTTCCACGCTTTACGCTGATTTTTTCCACTTTGTTGCAAACTTTCCGCCGTTATCTGCCGGAAAAATTCGGGCGGATATTCGGGAAAGTGCATGTAGTTTTGCGGAAACGCGCCGTCATCGGTCAGCGTCAGGCGTAAACGCGTATACAATTCGCGCTTTATCGGGCTTACGCCGACGGGCCAGAAGCGCGCGCCGTTTGTTATGCGTTTGCCTTCAAAGTTAAAATCGACAAGGCGCGGCTGCCCGACGGGTAAATCTGACGAAACGCCTTTTACGACGTAGACAAAGTCTGGGCGGTGCTTGCGCGACCACGCGTAAACGCGGGACGTTAAAAACCCTGAGTCAATAGCAAACGCGCGCAAGCGCATTTCGCCGCCGTGTTCGTGCAAAAAAGGTTTTTCGATAACGGCGTCGAGCTTGCCCCACGTTTCGGCCTGCGTCGTGTCGCCTAAAATCTGCAAATAGTCGACGCTGTATTGCTCGCCCGTGCGCGTCCAGCCCTGTACTAAGACCTCGATGCGGTCTTTTTGCACGTCGGCTGCGCCGGTTAATAATACGCAGGACGCAGGCACGACGCCGATTTCGTACGCCTCGCGGCGTGCGTAAATAATTTGCCAATCGGGCGCGTCGGCTTTATCGACCCACGTTTCGCCGAGAACAGTATTTACAAAAACGCGTAAGAGCACGGGGTCGTCTTTGACCGTCAAAAACTCGCGCGCAGCGTCTGCCCATGAATACCAGCCGACGGGCGAATATAGCGCCGATATGTGAAAACCGACGGTCGACGGGTCGCCCGTTTCCGCAGTCGCGCGCCATTCGCCGTCCACGAGCATTTCGGTTTTGTGGTGATTGTAGATTTTGCCGGCGCAGTGCTCGCACTCATAATACGCCGTTTCGGGATCGCCGTCGAGCCATTTAACGCGCGGCCATTGCAGCACCTGTTTTTTGTTGCAGTGCGGACACGGCACGAAAAAGAAACGCTTGTCGGTTTCCTCAAACAGCTTTTCGATTCGGCTTTCGTTTGCGACAGTCGGCGACGAGGCGGCAAAGACTTTACGCCGGTTTCCATAAGTGCGCGTCCGCGCGTAAGCCAGGTTTACCGGGTCGCCTTCGCCCTCAATCGCGCCAGGGTAGGCGTCGATTTCGTCCATGATAAGAAACCGGATCGGCTTTGAGCGCAGGCCGACGGCGGAGTTTGCGCCAGTGAACGCCCAGTACCCGCCCAAAAACTCTTTCAATAACGTCGTATTCCCGCTATCACGAGTACGGGCGTCTTTTACTTTCGCACGCAACTGTTCGCTTTCGGCAATAAGTGGATCAATGCGGATTTTTGAAAACTCTTTTGCGGCGTCGAGTGTCGGCATGAGGTAGAGCGCAGGGCCGGGCGATACGTCCGCAATGTAGCCCAAAAAGTTTACGGCCATTTCAGACGCGCCAACCTGCGCGCCTTTCATAAGTACGACTTTTTGATAAGGCGAGCCGACGGTAAGCGCGTCCATAATATCGGCAAGATACGGCGTGCGCGCGGTGCGCCACTTGCCGGGCTCTGCCGAACCTGTCGACGACAAAACGCGGAACGCGTCGGCCCATTCGCTGACGGAAAGCCGGGCGTCGGGTCTGAGGCCGGACGCGAACGCAGATAAAACAATCGCGTCGGCGTCGTCAAAAACAACACCGTCGAGCGAGACTTTACGCTTCTTCGGTTTCTGATTTGCGTTTTTTGTTTTTGACATCAGGCGTTTTTTCTATTGCCGCGAGAACGGCGCGCGATTCTTTTTGCCACGAATTGCGGACAATCCTTTCAAGCTCTGCGTCGCTCGGTTTTTTGCTGCTGCTATACGCTGCGCCAAGTTGCGCCGCCAGGTCTGCCGCGACGCGTTCAGGTATCGAAAGCACAGCGTCGCGGATTTGTCGCGCGTATTTATACACGGATTCTTTGACCTGTTCTTTTTCAAGTAGCTGCCCCTTTTCTTTTGCAAGTTCGATTTCTTTTAGCTGCGCGGCTGCGGTTTCTTTTCGGATTTTAACAGACAAAAAAGACGGGGCTTCGGCACTTTTTTCGGCTGTAATTGCATTCGGGCCGCGCGTTCGTGAAGAAAAAAAAGAATCCCGGTTTTTGTAATAATCCAGTTCCCGCGTGTTCGGCTCAAACGCAATGCGCCCCCGTTGCAACGCTTCGCGCGCGGACACGTAGTCAATGCCGACAAGCGCGGCAAACTGTCGCAAACTTACTTTGTCGCCTTCTTTTGGCGTTGCGATTTTATCGGGGTCGGCGTTTCGACTACTCAATCTTTCAACCTCATTACAACGCCGCGAAATTCAGCCCAGTGCGTTCTCAAATTATAAGTTAACGTAGCTCGATTAGTCTGAATATGCCGCGCAGCGGCATCTATCGAATTGTGTTCGACGACAGAACCGTCTGGTAAACGCTGTAAAACCTTTTTGCGCATAGCGCCGCCTTGACAGCTCATCGGCGGTTTTGGTTTTACTTTAGCGCCATTTTCGTAGCTAAATAAAAAACCGCGTAGCGGCTGCTCGCGTTTTATACTATTGAAAACGCCAGTAGACTGCCTGTGCCCTATCGACGCCGCCGCTTCGGTCGTATTTGCGTAAACAGTTTTTTTATTCGTCTTCACGCATACGGCGACAACGCGCCGCGCCCTGGGCGCTTTTACTTTTTGTTTTTTGTGTGGGGTCTTTACTGTGTGGCGAGCGTGCTCTGCGGGTAAAACCCATTCAAGGTTTTCCGCGGCGTTATTATTTTTATCGTAATCCTTATGATTTACCTGATGCCGCAAAGATGGTGGCGTGCACAAAAACTCAGAAGCGACCAAACGGTGCACAGGGTAAAGTCGCCGTTTACCGTATAAAGTGCACGACACCCGCATATATCCTTTATGCTTACTGCCGACAATCAACGTATTTGTCGCGCTACGTTTCACACGCCCAAAATTGCTGACGCTAAAAACTCCGTTGGTTGCGTGCGCGGGCTTCCAAACTTCAAAGGGCAAATCGTCGCAAAGCTTAAATGCTTTGCTCTGTCGCTTCAACGGTTTATGGCCGGGCTTGTCGCGCAGTGAAGCGGCGTGTTTGTTATTTTCCGTATAAGTCACCCATTCTAAATTTGTAAAATGGTTGTTAGTGGCGACGCCATCTTTATGATTTACGCACGGTTTGTTTTCGAGGTTAGGAATAAAAGCCTGCGCAACTGCGCGATGAACGGTTATGCAACGCGCGCGACCGTTTACAGAGACGACCGCGGTTTCATATCGTGGTGTTGTAGTTTTTAGTTGCGTTTTTTCTTTTCGGTACGAATACAAAACTCCGTCGCGGGTCACGGAATAAAGCCCGCAGTAACCTTTGACCCACTTTTCATTTACAATTTTACAGAGCATGGCTATAGGGGGGTTTTGCAATCATACGCTGCCGCGTCAAGTCGGTGCCAACTACCGCCTTGACAGCTCATCGGCGGTTTTGGTTTTACTTTAGCGCCATTTTCGTAGCTAAATAAAAAACCGCGTA